GGTAACCGTCTACGCCGCAGGCAGCACCAACGGTTATCTCCTTGGCCCTACTCGGGTCGCGGCGACCGGGCAGATCAATTCACACGGCAACGGCTACAACCCCTCAATCACGTTCGGCGGCTTCAACAGGGGCGGCGCGATCAACGTCGGAGAGGTCTTCCGTCTAGCCGTTGGCTACGCCGCAGCTAGTCAGGGAGCAGGCGCCAACGGCGCGGCGAACACGTTCATCAGTTCTCCAGGCACGCACACCGCGACGCTCGACCGCATGTCGCTCACGACGACTGTCTACGGCTCGATTTGCTACCGCAAGATCAGGCTATTCGCGAGCCGCCTCAGCGACGGACGCCTGTGGAGCGGTCTATCGGCCACCGGCACGACGAGGAACCTCAGCGCCGTGACTTACGACAGCGGATGGGGCAGCGCGGGTGTCCAGCCTGGATACGGCCAGAGCTTCCGCTTCTCGCCCACACCGGCAGTCGGTCGGTACGCTTACTGTGAAATCGACGACCCGACGAACCCTGACGGGTTCCTGGCGGTCGGATTGGCGTATGCCGGTCCTGTATGGCAGCCGGCGCTGAACATTGGTTGGGAGACGGCGACCAACACCGATACTCGTATCGACGAGGTCGTGACGCGCGGCGGGCAGGAATACCCGCAGTACCGCTACGAGCAGCGTCGCTGGGACGTCTCGATGCAGCACATCCTCGACAGCGAAATCTGGGCGGAAGCTGCCGAAGTTCAGCGATCCGGTCGGCGCGGCGGAAACGTCCTGTTCGTGCCTGATCCTGTTGGTGACAACGCGCAAAAAGAAGCCGTCTTTGGTCGCGTCTACAGCCAGAGCGACATCGAGTACAGCAACAACACGACGCAGTATCGTAGCTGGCGTCTTCGCGTTATTGAACGCCTCTAATCAGACTACCAGTACCTAGGACTTAAACTACTTTATGCTGAAAAATCTAGTCGAGGAAACGGCGAACAACCCAGGCACCGGGGCGACCGTTACTCTGGGTGGCGCCCCTGCTGGGCGTCTTACTTGGCGCGGATCGGGCTTCGCGAACGGCGCCCAGGTCTTCTACTTCATCACCGATGGAACGATTGGTGAGTGGGGCATCGGCACGCTGACGCTCAGCGCATCCGACACGATTACCCGTTCCACGGTGATTGGGAATACTGCCGGCACCTTCGTGAAGCTGAACTTCACCGGAACATGCCGCGTCTACAACGCCCTGCCAGCGGAGCGGGCACTCTACGTCGGACAGGCGTCCCTCACCCTGGACGGCGACGTCGCGATCACGAAGGCTACTCCGCAACTCAGCCTGAACAAGGCGGCATCAGGCCAGTCCGCGAGCATCGTAGGCACCCTGGGCGGCACACTTCGCTGGCGCATGGAGCTTGGCAACGGCCAAGCGGAAACCGGTGTCGCCAACAACGGTAGCCATTTCTTCATCAGTCGCTTCACCGACGCGGGCGCGCTGATCGACAACCCGTTCTTCATCAATCGGTCGACCGGCGCGATTACGCTGACGTCTGCTACGGTGACGTTCACTGGTGCAGTGTCGGCGGTGTCCGTCGCGGCGTCTGGTGCGGTAACCGGCGCGACTGTCGCGGCGTCTGGCGCCATGTCCGCAGGCTCGCTCACGGTTGGCGGGTCGCCGCTTTGGGAAGCCGGCGACATCAAGACGACGGCACGTACAACGCCTTCGGCTGGATGGTTGTTCTGCGACGGTGCCTCTCTCGCAGTCGCATCTTATCCGGCCTTGTTCGACGCGCTTGGCTACACCTTCGGCGGCAGCGGCGCGAACTTCAACGTGCCCGACTACCGTGGGCGGACTGTCTTCGGTAGAGACAACATGGGCGGCTCTGCGGCTTCTCGTCTGACGACAGCAGGCGGCGGTGTCGACGGTGCCACTCTAGGTGCAACAGGCGGCGCGCAGAACCACACGCTGACCGCTGGCCAAGTTCCGGCCCACAGCCATGCCGCCACGACTGACTCGCACGGAGGGCACACCCACACCGGCACGACAAACGGCTGGGAGGGCGCGCACCAGCACACCTACGCCAACCCATCAAACTTCGGGGGAGGGACGGTCTTCCTTCAGGGCGGTTCGACTTATGGACAGGCGAACATCGTGACTTCCGGCGCGGAGGGCGCACACCAGCACAACTTCACGACGACATCCAACGGCGCACACAGCCACGCAGCCACAACCGATTCCTTCGGCGGCGGCGGCGCGCATCCTCAGATTCCTCCAGCCCTGGTCTGCAACTTCGTCATCAAGACGTAAGCCGCTGAAAAGGCAAGAAAAAATAAACCGCGAAGCCTCGCAGGGAACCCCTGCGGGGCTTTTTCTTTTTCAGTACTGGCTCAAGTAATCCAAGTATAGATGCTTCACATTACTTTCGATCAACCAGTAGTGCGAAAGCAAAGACCAAGTAGAGCCGAAGTAAAAAACGAACATCCTCGTCCTTGGTAAGGGCGAGGCCGTGGGTTCGATTCCCACCAGCAGCACCATACCGAACTCCTTGAAATTCCTCGATTTTCTCGGAGACGCCAGAAGGAGCAAGAAGAGGGTTTTCCGCGAGGATCGCGGGATTGAACTACTGTCGATTAAGGATACGAAATGGGTAGAGAGACGGCCAAGTGCGGCAACTACGCCGAGCTTCGCGTAATTGCGGACGCAATCCGGCGAGGTTATTCCGTCTCGATCCCCTACGGCCACGAAACCCGGTACGACCTCATCATCGACACGGGCAAGCGCCTGCTCCGCGTTCAGGTCAAGAACGCCCGACTGATCTGCGGCGCGGTCATGGTGAAGACCTGCTCATCCGGCGTGAGCGTCCACACCGTCTACAACGACATCGAGATAGACTACATCGCCGCCTTCGAACCGAAGGCGGAGACGATCTACTACGTACCGATCACAGAGGTCGGCGCACGGCGGTGGGCCTTGTCCTTGCGCATCGACAAGGCGCGCAACAACCAAGAAAGCGGCGTGCGCTACGCGGAAGACTTCAAAGACCTCTAGTCAGAACGCCAGCGCCGACTGCGCCTCAGCGATGAACGAGGGTGAGTGGTGGCCGTAGTGCTTGCGGATCATCTCGACCGACGTGTTGGTGAACTCCGAAATCCGCTCGAAATTCATGTCGGCCTGGACCATCCAAGTGATGGCTGTGTGCTTGAGCATGTGCGCCCCGACGTGCTGTATCCCGGCCCGTTTTGCTGTCGCAGCCAGCGATGTCTTAACGTCGCGAACACCCTCGCCTCGGAACTCGATTACGTAGTTCGTCTTGCGGTCGGTCGACGCATGCGCGGCCTTCAGCGCCTCTACGAGACGCGGCGTCCCGGAGATTGGCGTCGAGCCTTTCTTCTTGTTGCCGATGTCGTCTCCGAAGTGGACGATTTCGTGTCCGCGCCTCGACAGGTCCACCTTGTCCCAGGTCAGCGACAGGATCGCTCCGCGCCGCTTGGCGGTGCTGAGAGCCAGCAGAATGAACAGGCGAAGGTGCGTCGGAGCAAACGACATCAGCTTGCCCGCTTCGACTTTCGTGATCCAGCCGTACCGAGAATCGCCTGACGAGAGTTCGATGCGAAAGCCCGGCTTCGTCGGGATCAGGCCCTCAGCGAATGCCCAGTTCAACGCAGCACGCAGCGAGCGCAGTTCCTTGTTGATCGTGGCCTCGCCAACCGGCTGATCGCCGTAGCGACCGCCTCCGCGAACCACAGGCTCGTCCTCACGCTCGTCGATGTAATCGTCCACTACAGTCTGCGTGATGCTGTCCGCGTACAGGGACCGCATGAGTCGCTTGATCGGCGTGTAGCAGTACTCCAAGCCCTGCGGATTGGCGACATGAGGCTTGCGGTACACCATGTAGGCGTCGCAGAGTTCAGCGATAGTCGGACGAGGACCAAGCTTCGGCTTTCGATAATCCTGCACGAAGCGCGCGCGTTCTGCCTCGGCCTCGGCTGCGCCCTTGGTGCCTGTGGACTTGTTCTTGGTCTTGCCGTTTTCGGTGTACCGAATATCGTAGTAGCCGTCAGCCCGCTTGTTCAGGTGGAAGTGCGGCATCTGAAGCTTCGGTCTAGCCATGGTTCTGGTCCTTAGTGTTTGGTTACTTGTGAAAATTTCTAGATAGGCCACGCCTTGTGTCGAGGGTAGCAAAAAGCCCCAATACACCGCAATGGCGTCTTGAGGCTTTCGTCACTTCATTTCCTCGTAATCGAGGTAGTAGGTCGCACCACATGTCGAGCAGCGGTAGAGTTCTCCCTCCAATCCTCCGCCCACTTCAACCATGTTCGGGCATCGCGTGATTCCGACTTTCTTGCAAATGTCTGGCTTCTTGGAAATGTCGCCTTCGTGGTCGGGCATCAGGTAGGCACTCCACCACCAGCGGGCATTAGACTGGTGATTTATTGATGAGGACAGCGCCACCATCGGTCACCGTGATAATGACGTCATCGCCCGGCTTCACGCCGAGCATCTCAAGAAGATCACTGTCGACGGCGAGTGTTGGCTTGCCCGTGCCGCCGCCGATTTCGGCCCGGCGCCGGAACGTGAACTGGTTGCTCCAATGGGTCGTCATGTTAGTACGCCTTGCCCCCCGCCTTCTCGCGGTTTTCGGGCTTGTGGTCGGGACGCACGGCATTGTACGCCAGCTTCTCGGCAAGCGCGCCGCCCAGGTCGAGGTCCAGCGCACCGGCCAGATCGCACAGGCGGATGATCGCGTCAGCAATCTCGACCTCGATCATCGGGCGGTGCGGTAGCTTGTCGTCCATCTTCCCCTTGCGGTGGCCTTCCATCGCTTCGGAGATTTCCGAATGGGAAAGGCAGAGCTTCTGCGCGACGATGGCACCCGCTAGAAGCTTTTCAGTGGGGTTCTGCGGATTGCGGATGACCTGAATGAGGTCGAGGCCGGTGGCCTTGTCCTTCCACCAGCCCGCCGCTTCGGACAGGCCGTGACACGTCTGGCGCAGGTAATCGCCCCAGGTAGCGACGTCGAGTTGGAACTCGGGATCAGAGATATTTCGGAGCTTCATGGTAGGTCGTAAACAATCGGTTGATAGTTCGAAGATGTCTCTTCGATGATGGTGGAGATGATCCGCCAGTTCCCCATCGCGAGGCCGGCGCCGATGCGCGGCATGGCGATGGCTGGAATCTTGAGGGTCGCGGCGTCGATGTTCAGGGCTTCGAACGCCTTGTAGATCGCCTCATAGTCCGCGTTGCGGCGAACCGTGTTGGCGTCGTCCTGCGTGATGGCGTTGAAGATGTAGAAGCCCTTGGTCACCGTCAGGTAGACCGCGCCAAGTACCAACCCTTCGGTTTCGTATTCGAACCGATAGTCGCTGTACGCCTTCGGGAAGGCAGCGCGCACCGCCAAGGCGACGCCAGAACCCATCCGGCCACGCGCGTTACAGCCGTGGACGATGGCGCGTTCGGGGGCGAGTGTGACGTCCCCGAACTTGTAGATAAGCTTCATGCTTAGTTTGGTGCTTTCTGAAAGAGGGTCGCCTCCCCACGCAGCGTGTTCTCGCGGTGTGTGACAGGCTCAAGATGGTTGGGATTGACGCAGGCGCGAACCCGACACTTGTGGTCGAGCAGAAGGCCGGCTGGCACGGGGCCGACGACTTCCTCGTAGAGGGCTTTGTGAGCCACTCGACAGCGTCCGTTGACGCGTATCTTCGCGTAGCCGTCTCCGGTGTTCCAACCGGAGCAAACCCAACAGTCGGTTGCAGCGTCGACGGTAATGCGTCCCGCCAACCGAGCGTAGACGGTAGTGGTACTCATGCAAAAGGGAGCCTCGCGGCTCCCTCTTGTCAGGCACGGTCAGATTGAAAGTACTTTAGCGGATCGGGCAGGCGCCCGTGGAGCACTCTTCGCCCGCGTCGACCTCGTCTTCGGACTGCTCGTTCAGGGACTCGACGTTGATCGGCTTCAGGCGAGCGGCGTACTCTTCGTAGACTTCCTTCGTGACGGGCTGCTGCGGAAGGTATGGATAACCAAGATCGGCAGCCGTCTTCGTCGGATCAGCGCGCAGGAGGAAGCTCACGCCCACGTAGTGGTCCCAGTTTTCCATCAGCCAGTCGACGATGGCGGGAACCTCGCTCGGATCGTAGGACACGGTGATCGAGCAGTTCTGCTCGACGTAGTTGTCCATCATCTCCTTGTAGCGCTCAAGCTGCGCGACAGCCGTCTCAAGGTTGACCTCAAGGTCACCGACCTTGTCGAACTCGACGTTCTCCCACGCGACAGGAAGCGCGACGACCCAGTCGAACTTATTCGGGTGTTCGAAGATCGTGTAGCCAGCTTCACGAAGAACCGGAACGAGCGGATCGTGGTGACCGAACACGACGTTGTTGAAGATGTACTTCGCCAGCGGCTTGTGGACACCTTCGGTCGCATCGTAGCACTTCGATCCAGTGCCTTCCGGCTTGATCGTCGTGACGTTCTTCGGCTTCGGCAGGCCGAGTTCCTCAGCCATCGAGTAGGCGCCAGAGATCGCCATGTTCTTCAACACGCGCTTCTCGTAAGGGCCGATGTCCGGACGCTCAGCGATGCCGGTCAGACTGACGCCGCACAGACGCAGGAACTGGTTGTTCTCGTGCCACGCGTCCTGAAGGATGCCGTCCTTGAGGTTCACGCATGTCTGGCGATAGTTGGCGCGCGCGATGAGGTAGATCGCACGTAGCAGGCCAGCAGGATCGTCGCGGAACTTCGACAGCACAACCGTAACGAGGTTACAGAAGCCCTTGTTCGCGAGCAGAATCTCCGCGCAGGGGTTCAGACCAGAGAACCACGGAGCGCGCTTGAGAGCGGCCTCGCCGTTAATCATGCCCGGCTCGCTGCCACCAGCGGCGAGCATCATGTCGAACATGCGCTTCAGTTCGTCGCGGGACGGCTTGGTGTGGAACACGACGGAGTTGTTCGACTGTCCGCGCTGCGGCTGGCCCTTGGACCAGTAATCCTTCTTGCAGACCGCGAACTCTTCCCACTCGGGAGAGCCGTAATCGAACAGGCTGATTTCAGCAGAGCGGCGCGTCGACAGGATCGTGCCGAGCCAGTTCACCAGATCGTGGATGTCAATCTTCCGGAGAAGCTGACCGGAACGCTGGTTCATGATCTTGCAGATCGCCTCGTAGGCGGTAGCAATCGTGTTGTCGCCCTGGCTGATCCAGCCGTAGCCGCGCAGACGCACGCCAGCCGGGCGAATCTGCGTCAGGTCGATCACCAGCTTCTCGGCGGCGTTCTTGCCCGCCAGAATCTTGCCCAGCGACTTAGCCCACGCTTCGGCAGAGTCGCCAACGCTGACCGTCCATGTCCGCGTATCCGCGTCCCAGGTTTCGACGTTAGCTTCGCGGCCTCGCTCGCCGGCTTCCCACTGAGCAATCGTTCGGGTCGAACGAAGGAACTCGATGTTGTGGATCGGCTTCGTGAAACCGGAGAGCGTGCCGGTGACGGGAGCGAAGCCGACGCCGCAGCCTTGCAGCAGGAGCCACAGACAGTCGACGACGTCGTTCACCGTCTCGACGCGCGTGAAGGAGCAGTTGAAGTTCGATGCCTCGCGGCGCTTCGCGACTTCCGTGCCGCCGAGCCAGAGAGTGCGGCCCGCGACGCCGACCTTGCGATCCAGCAGAAGCTGGCGCAGTTCGGCCATCTCGGCGTCCTGGCCCTTGTTCAGAGGGCGGCCCTGGGCACGCTTCCACAGCCACCGCTGATGCTCGATGACCCGGTCGATGGTTTCCGCCCATGTTTCAAACACGGTGCCTTCTGGATTCAGCGGGCGGTTATACGTGCGACGGGTAAGAATTTGCGCCCGAAAGGAAGGGGCGTTAGTTGAAGTCATTGAAGTCCTATTAAATTGCAGAGTAAGCCGCTAGACCGGCGGCTTGCTCGATGATCGAATATTCGCGATCAAAGAGTTTCCAAGAGTAATGCTGTAGTTGATGTCGTCCGGTCAGAAACCGAATGACGTCGTCAGGAAGAAATGGAGCGCAGGAGTACAGGTCGAATTGGAAATCCGACCGTCCGTCCGTGCATGTCCAGTCGTGCCACGTCATGTGCGACGTGGTCAGAAGGATCATGCCGGTATAACCGACGTTTCCTTCATCAGCGCAGTGAACCACATGCGCGGGCGACAACACCTTCATCTGCACCAGGGCGACGATATCGGTGAGGGTTTCTGCGATTTGCGCCGCCGAGTTCGGGGATACAATCCTGCCCCGAAGGATGAGATGCTTGTGTGCGAGCATGGCTTTTCAGCCAACGACTTTGATGAAAGAAGGGTTCATGGGTTTTCCTGTTGCGCCCTAGAGGCAAAAAATGCCGGGCTTTCACCGGCTGCGAGCATCGCGCTCTCTGATGGGATTCTCACCCACCACCCTCCGGTCTAGCCGGTTTCTGTATCGTTTATTCGACTTCTAGATAGTCAGGAATGAAGTCGCCGTCTTCGTCGTACTGATCCGGGGTGTAGTGAAACCCCATCGGAACGCTG